GCGCTTCCTCCTCTTCACGACCCGGCGGCCCTGGCCACCTGGTGGAAGAGCCACCGAAAGAATTCAGTTCCTCGCCAGATTCTCGATCTCGCTTTCCAGGCTCGGAAAGACAAAGAACCAGAGATCGAATTGCCCAAAGTGACGGGTAGCGCGCCGGAGGATGATGAAGAAAAAGGGCGCTCCGCGCCTGTTGAGGTTTCGCCGGATTTGTCGGGGGCGGATGAAGCGCTGAGACAATCGCGAGAAATGGCGTCCGCCGCCTATCGAAAAATGCGGGATGCGGAAAGGGCGGGGGAAGTGACTGAGGTGGCAATGTGGCGGGAGGAATGGTCTTCGCTGGTCGAGACGCAACGGAAGTGGGAGAAAGACTTTAACCGGATTCAAGAGGATAGGGGCCTTTTAGTTAGGAAATCGACGATGCAGGTAGAGGTCTCGGCGGTGGCTTCGGTGCTGCAGCGTGCTTTCCTGGCCTCGATGGAGTCTCTGTTGAAACGTCATTGCCCGGATTTGCCGCCGGCCGAGCGGCGTCGGATCGCCGTGAAACAGCGAGACCGGTGCTTCGACGTGCTGCAGAGCGGATATTTTGGGGAAAATCTGTTTTCGGAGAATGAGCCAGCCGCCATCGTGTGAAGAATTTGAGCTTGTCCGCGATGTTTTCGCGGCGGTTTTCCTGGGCAGTCCGCAGAAACCGGTCTGGGAGTTTGCGGATGAATCGGTTTTTTTGAGTGAGCAGCAATCGGCGGAGCTTGCCCGGTATGATTCGGCCGAGACGCCATGGACCCGGGAGATTCAAGACGCAATCCGAGATCCTGAGACGCTCGAGGTTGTCTGCATGAAGGCATCTCGGACCGGAGTCTCGGAGGCGGGGTACAATGTCTTTCGCTATATGCCTCTTTTCTATCCGGGCAATGCTCTGCTCGGTCTGAATAGTTTGGAGAAAGCCCGGGATGTGATGAAGCGGGATCTAATCCCATCGATCAAGGCGCTGGCCCGGGAAAAACTGACGGGGGATCCCAACGACATCACCGGCACCCGGATTCGGATGAAGCACATGGATATTAAGGCGACCGGGTCGGGGTCGCCTTCGGCATTCCGGGGTGAATGGTATCGATTTGTGCTGCTGGATGAGCTGGAGGATCACCAGGTGTTACCCGATGGCACGACCTACGACCTGGTGAAGTCTCGATTCGCCACGGTCTCGGATTACCTCTTGATGGTGATCGGGAAACCGCAGGCAGAAGGCGGCCCGGTGCACGACGCCTACCTGCGGGGAACGCAGGAAAAATGGATGGTGCCCTGTCCACGGTGCTCGGGAAGAATCGAATTGAAATGGGATCAAATGCGATATTCTCACGCCCGCGACGAGATGGGCGAGTGGGATCTCGACCTTGTCGGCCGGGATACCTGGTATCAATGCCAGCTTTGCGACGGCCGGATCGATGAATCGGAAAAATTCTCCATGGTCGGAGCCGGGGAATGGGTCTCCACGCCGAAGAATGAGCGCCTCGGGTTTCGTGGGAAGCCCGTAGCGGCAGAACCGGGCCGACGATCGTTTCACATTTCGGCTCTTTACTCGCCATTTCCCCAAGTCACCTGGGGAAAATTGGCTCAAATGTGGGTCGCCTGCTCTCATATCAATGTATCGGAGGGTAAAAAAGACGACTTTTGGAAAGATAAACTTGGCCTGCCGGTCGCGCCGAAAGAGCTTCATATCACCAATGAAACCATTCTGGCGCTGGTCGGAGGCTATTCCGAGACCGTCTACCTCGAAACCCGGGACAAAGAAACGGGGAAAATGACCTCGAAACCTCACACCCGGCACCATGGCGAGCGATTTTCGCTTTCTTTCGGGAAAGAGGGCAACTGGATCGCCGATCTGCCGGTCGATCCGATCCTGATCACGATCGCGGTGGACAAGCAGGCGCATTGCCTGAAATTCACGGTCATGGCCTGGAATGAAGCGGGCGAATCGTGGCTCATCGACTACGGCGTGACCGATGAGGTCAAGCTCCTGACCGAGATTCGAGTCCGCGAGTATCGATTCGAGGGTCGCACCCATCGGATCTACGGCGGCGTGATGGATCGCGGTTATGCTCCCCGGTCGGTTTACAAAACGTGTGTGGCAGCTCAAAAAATGGGCTGGCATCTCTACCCGTCGCTGGGATCGGGCTCGGAAAATGACCGCTACACCGCCGACTCGCTTCGGGAAAAAGAAGACACCCTGAAAAGCGGCCACCGCGTCCGCTATTACCAATATCACGACCACTCGATCAAGTTTGATTTCTACTTCGGGACGGTGCAAAACCGCGAGGCCCCGCGCCTTTACCTGCCCGATCCGGTGCCGCAGGATATCGTGACCGAGCTCACGTCCGAATACTGGGACGAGGACAAGCAACGATTCATCCACGACAAGACTCTCGGGCCGAACGACTACGGAGACACCCTCAAGATGCAAAAGGGCGTCGTCTGGCCGGTCATCGTGGGTCCGCTGGCAAAGGCTTTCCGGGAAAAACGGTGATGCTTTGACGTGTCGCCGTTGAAACAATGGCCGCCCATCCCGCCCTAGTCCGCTCCTATGTCCGCCAGTATTCGCCGGCCGAGCTTCGCGCCCGCGAAAAAGTGCTCGCCGATTACCTGGGGAATCCCGACAACGTGACCTCCGAGACATTGGCCGAGGTTGGTTATTCCCTCGAGGGCAAATCTCGGGGCGAAATCATCGAGGAGATCGAGACGGTCGAGGCGGCCCTGAAACAGGCCGAGGGCACTGACGTGAACGCCGTCGTTTCCTCGCGCTTCATCGACATGTCCTCTCGCCCGATCGAATGACTCTTCACCTACCCGACACTTTGAGCCGGTCCAGCCTGGGCCGTCGCCGCAAGAAAAAATCATCGCCTGGCGCCCGCGTCATGATGCCGGATGGCAGCATGAAGGCGCTCGACGCTACTTTCACCCTGTCCGGAGGTGGCACCGGTTTCTCGGCTGCCCAGCGCTCGGGGAATCGTGGTTACGTGGTTTTTCCCCAGCTCGACACCCGGCGCGAGATCACCACGCTTTCGCGCACCGAGATGCTTCGGAAATCCCGCTGGCTCTACGACAACGTGGGTTTTGCCAAGCGCACCGTCTCGGGAATTTCGCGGATGATGGGCTCGCTTCACCCGGACCCGGTGACGAAAGATTCGGAGTGGAAAAAGGAAGCCCTCGCTTACTTCTGGAGCGTGGCAAAAAGTCCACTCCTCTTCTGCCGCAATGGCAAATTCAATTTTGTCTCCTATCAGCGCTTCATCACGCGCCGCTGGTTGATCGATGGCGATATGGCCCACGTTTTCTCGATGGGTCCGACCGGGGCCACGATGGTTGCGCCCTACGAGGCCCACCAGATCCGAGACGACGGCCAACTCGAGGGCGAATGGTATGACGGCATCCAGGTCGACGCCGGGAACCGCCTGCGCCGCCTCGGTATCGCCGACCTCGACACCGGATCGATTCGCACCTATTCCGCCGCCGAGGCCCTGCTCTCCGCTCACTGGGAGCGAGCTGGCCAGGTTCGCGGCGTCACGCCTTTCCATGCGGCGCTCACTCGCATGTTGGACGTCCGCGAGCTTTCGGGTGACATCATGGCGGGAATCAAGCGCTCGAATCTGATCGGTTTTTACCTGCACTCGCCCGATCCCGGGGCCTCGATGCTGGGCGAGGATGGGCTGGCCGGCGGTCTCCAGACTCATATTGATCAGATCGTGCAAAGCCGTCTCCAGGCCGAGACGGTCGACGGCAACGAATCCAGCGAGACCACAGTTACCAATCCGGCCAACAAAGAGGTCAAAATCGAGGATCTCTTCGCCGCGGCCGCCATCCCCGAAATGCGGGGATTCGAGCCGAAGGTTCTTCACGATGGCAGGCCCCCGCAAGCGCAGATGAACCTCATGGACTGGTTCATTCGCGAGTGCTCGCTCTCATTCGACTATCACCCCGAGATTCTTTGGAATGTCGCGGCGATGAATGGCAACACTTCGCGTCTGGTGAAAGAAGACGCGGAGAGCGCCTCCCGCGCGTATCGCGAGGCCATCCTGGCGCCGTTTTGCCAGCGGTATTGGTTTCACGTCATCGGATCAGCCATCGCTCGAGGTGATTTGCGCGAGCCCGACGTGGGCCGCTGGGACGAGGTCGAATGGCAGCACCCGAAACGCATGACTATCGATCGGGGCAACGAAGGCCAGCTCAATCTCGACGAGATGCTCCGCCCGGGAGCCCGCACCCTCTCCTACCATTGGGGCGAGCAACAGCAAAACTGGGAGCACCACGCGGATCAGTGGATGGACGAGATCGATTATTTCGTCAGTCGCGCCCGCGAGAAAGGCTGGAGCGATGCCCGGGTCG